CTGTATCATCTGTATCTTGTTTTGCTGATTGGTCTTTTGAAGATTGTTTTTTAGATTCGCTTTTTTGTATTGTTTTAGATAATTTTTCTAAAACTTTAGCCAATTGATTTATGCTAGATTCTAATTTAGCAGTAGAAAAATCTTTGGCAGCAATAGGCAGTACCGGTAAAGCTGGTTTAGATTCTTTGGCTGCATCTGGGCCGGCAGTTGCAGCTTCTGCAGCAGATAACTTATCTAATAAGGCTATAAGATCCTTTGGAGCAGGAGTTTTTCTTTGGTCTACCCAAACACCTTTTACTTTTCTAAACTTTTGATCTTTTAAAGTGATTACTGAATCAGCCATTAGTCTGCTGTACCCTTAATCTTTCCCCACTCTCTGACAGCAAATGCTGCAGAAGCTGCGGTAATTAAAGCAGCAAGTCCAGTTAAATCTGGAGACTGTTTTATCATTAAAGGAAGAATTATTCCATGAACCATAACAGATCCAGCAATTCCAATACAAGTTATGGGTCTCCACCACTTACGAATTAAGCAGAGGACTATATCCATGATCTTATTAATCTTTTGTAGAATAGTCATAGATAGCCTTTATTGATTTAATCTTTGATTCTCTTCTTCTATATAATTTTGTAGAAGACTAACATAAACATCACGCTCAAATGGAATCATATCTTCAATTTCAGTAATATTATATTTATGGAATTGCATCAAATTAAAATTTAAGATGTAATAGTTTGCAAGAGTGTTATGACTAAGGCCTACTGAAAAAAATCGTCTATACCTTGCAGAGTGATAGTTTTATCTGTCCCATCTGAATCTTTATAGTGAAGTTCATGCGTTAATACTGGAATTGTTTCAAAGAACGCTGTAATATCTTCAAACGCCTTTGCTGGAATCGATTCTACAAACTCAGTAATTTCTTCATTTGTATAGTCCTTAGTGTCATAAGTATTATCTTCATCATAGATAGTTGCGACGCACTTCTTAATTACTTCAAATACGGTTTCTGGATCTTCAATATCGGTCTTAATGCTATTAAGAAGTTCAACCGTTGGATACTTCATAATTATACCAAGGTTATCATCTATCTTAATTGTTGATTTATGATTTTCATTAAAAGTAACTTCTAATTCATCAAGATCTACTTCAAAATTATAGATCTTATTGTCTGTTAGATCCCTGTACTTTAGTTCCACAATATTTCCAACAGATTTAGATCTAATCTTTAAAAAGCAGTATTCTAAATCAAATGAAGGTAATAAGCCGATATCTTGTGATAGATTGAAGCAACAATTATTGACTATTTGCCGCATTGCTCTAATGCGTTCTTTTTGATCTTCACTCTCTTGTGATATAAGCAAAAGCTTTTCTTCTTTAACTGTAAATGGTCTATATGTTACAGTTTCTTTATTAGAAGGTAAAGTCAATTCAAAAATTGGGTATTGTATCTTTGGCAAACTCATGATATATTCCTCATTTTATTTTATGGTTTAATTATAGGAGACTCTGGCTGTCTATTATTTTGTGCTGGTTTAGGAGTTACTGGTTGATCAGGTTGAGTAGGTTGATTAGTAGTACTAACACTTTCTACAGAATATGTTGAATATTTAAAATCTGCAGAAAGAGTAACTAAGTCATCAAAGGCTCCCCAATTCATAGGAATATCTGAAATAGAAGCCGGATATATTTCCTCAAATTTATATTTGGCTATAGTTCTTCCTTCTGGATCAAAATGCTTAATTATTGCTGTAGTTGCATAATCTGACTTGTACGGAAGTCTAAATGCATTAGGATTATTAGTAAAATCAACAGGAAAAATATATTTTAACCAATCTTTAAATATAGTTAAAGTTTTACCTTGGCCATCACTAAAGAATGTAGCACTCAAATCTCCAAATGAGATATTTGTTGGAAATGCTTCCTTATAAGAAACTGTTGATCTTCTTATTTGTGTAGTATCCAAACTAACCGATGGTAAATTTGCCGATACAGCTAATAGTGTTAGATGTTCAGCATTATAGTTGTTTTTTAAAAATCCTGGAAGACCGATTTCAAATTGAAAATGAGCCCTTCTGCTTATTCCATTCTTTCCAGATATTTGTGTAGTAAAATCTTTAATATTAAAAGCCATTATAGAATAGCCTTTCTAGTGTCTGACCAAACTTGAGTATTGGTAGCACCTTTAAATTGTTCTGTTGGTAAAAATAAAGCAATATCCCATGTATCAGGATCAACATATACAAATTTAGATCTAAATTGAGAATATAGATATCGCTTTAGACATGGCTGGAAGTGTTTAAATTGAGAAGCCCCTCTGAGTAATTGGTAACTTAGCTGAATTTTAGATCTTTGACTCAATTTTGGGTCAGTATTAAGTGTATAAAGCGAATCCATTAACATTGCGCGCAATCTAGGCTGCAAATAGTGGAAATTTAGTCCTAAAAAGCCATCATCGAGCAATCTTACGGGAAAAATTACAGGAAAAGCATCATAATATGGCAAAGTATCCTTATGTTTAGCTTCATAAGCAAACATATACATACTTCCTGGTTCAACAGAGGTCCTAATTTGGCTTTTTTCACGCAATAAGCGATCTCTATTGACAGAAGTAAACATTTTAGCAGTATTTCTATACCATCTTATGGCATCATCAGTTTTTCCAGCCGCAAAACTACGACTGGAACCTTTCTTTAGTATATCACTAAAGACATATTTGTTTGGAGATGTAGAAAGATTAGCAATGGCCATTAAAAATTAAGTCCTAGATCTTTTTCTGTAACAATTATAAATTCCCAACCCTTATTTGCACAATAAGCGCGAGCATAGTCCCATTTAGTCTTATTTATAACATATGTCTTGACTTCTGTAAGATACCGATTCTTGTTTTTGTTTTGTTTTGGCTCTTGAGTTTCTTTGAGAGGTTTGATTTCTATAATCATCTCAGATATTTTTCCATCTGGATTCTTTGACTTAACATAAAAATCTGGAAAATACCGATGAATTTTGCCATCTAATGGTGATCTATATGGAATAATAACTTCTTCTGAAGCCCATGTTATAACAGCATCGTTTAGATCTAATTTAGACATAAAGAACGATTCCCACCTACTTCTGTAGATAATATTTGTAGGATCTCCTTTATATTTCTTTGGGTTTTTTGGTTTAAATATACCTTTGTATGCCATAAATATATAATCCTATAGTGTCTTCTATTTACGAGAAAATAAATGCCATCAACCACACAACCAACTGATGTGATAAAAAACAGTAAGGCTGCTTCTGCATATAGCTCATTGAGATTTCCAGCAGATGGCATAATGGATCAAGGCCAGATGTTTCTCTCATTCAAGAAATATAATAGAACAAGTCCATTAAGTCCAACTGGAGAACTTGGCCCAGCTCTTGTTAATATAACTTTACCACTTCCAATGAGCGGTCTTGAAGATAATACCAGCATTAAATATGATGAACAACAATTAGGAGCTGCTATTGGTGGCTTTTTAAGTGCATTAGCAAATGATCCGAATCAAAAATTTAGTAAAGTCGGTTCTGCTGGTCAAGCTGTCAAAACAGCAATTGGAACAGGTGGTGAATTTCTTGCTGGTGTTGCACAATTGCCCGGTGGATCAGGAAAAGCTGCAATAGATCTTTTAGCCGGAAATATTAATAATCCAAATATAACACTAGCATTTGGCGGGGTAAATCTTAGACAACACCAATTTTCTTGGAGACTTATTGCAAAAAATAAAACAGAAAGTTCTATAATTAGTAATATAATCAAACAGCTAAAAATAAATAGTCTTCCACAACAACAAGAAGGCAATCTAGCTTTAAAATATCCAAATGTTGCCATAGTTGGATTTAATATACCAAGAACTGGCCCAACACCATCTGCTGAATTTATATCTATGAGTAAACATGGAATGTTTTTAGAAGATATTAGTGTTAAATATGATGGTGAAGGCCATCCAGCATTTTATACAGATGGAAAACCAGTAGTTGTAGATCTTTCTCTTAAATTTAGAGATAGATATATTATTACTGCTAATGATTATACTGGTGAAAAACCATCAAATAGCCCTACTGCACAAGCAGTTAAAGATCTTTCAGCTAAACTTGCCTCGGGGGTTAAAGAAAATTTTGAAAGAAATGTTGCAGCTGGATATAATCCATTCC